AGAAAACGGTAAGGAAGTGCACCTATGCTCTACCCCGGTCTGTACGAACAGGTCATCAATAACGCACTGAACCGCGAGCTTGCAGAGATCCCGGAAGCCTGCAAGTCCACTGCGCCCATCGACACGGCGGAGGCTGCCAAGGTGCTGGCGCAGTATCTGACCGACGTGGTACAGAAGGGTCTTGAGAACGTGCAGGACAACGGCGGCGGCATCGAGGCGCAGATCCAGCTGGCAAATCAGATCGTGACCACCATCCAGAACACCACACAGGAAGCTGACTTTGCCGCGCTCGGTGTTGACCAGCGGGCAGAGCAGCTTCTTGCGCTTTTGCAGCAGAATGACCCGCGCATTGCTACAGGAAAAAGCGCAAAGGACCTTGACCGCCCGGAAACCTCCATTGCGCAAAGTTCCCTGTTTACCGGCGCTATCCATGAGCCGCAGATGTACACGGAGCTAAAAAAGGAGATCGTTTCCGCCGACCGCATTGATATGCTGGTCTCCTTTATCAAGTGGAGCGGCTTGCGCCTCATCATGGACGAGCTGCGGCAGTTTGCGCAAAGCGGCGGTGAGTTGCGCATCATCACCACCTCTTATATGGGCGCTACGGACGTAAAAGCCATTGAGGAGCTGCGCGCGCTGCCCAATACAAAGATCAAGGTCAGCTACGATACCAAACGTACCCGCCTGCACGCAAAGACCTATGTATTTTACCGGAGAACCGGCTTTACTACGGCGTATGTAGGCTCCTCCAACCTGTCCAACGCAGCAATTTCCAGTGGTCTGGAATGGAACGTCAAGGTGACCCGAAAGGACCTGCCGGAGACCATTGAAAAGATCGCAGCCACCTTTGAAAGCTACTGGAACTCCAGCGAGTTTGAATATTACGATGAAGGGCAGCGAGAGCGGCTGACCCGCGCCCTGAAAGCCGAAAAATACAGCGAGACCGACCACAGCGGAATCTACACCCTTGATATTCTGCCCTATTCCTACCAGCAGGAAATTCTGGACCGACTGGATGCCGAGCGCACCGTTCGGGGTTACAACCGCAACTTGGTAGTCGCCGCTACCGGCACCGGTAAAACCGTGATCTCCGCACTGGATTACAAGCGCTTCTGCAGGCAGCATCCGGGGCAGCCCTGCCGGCTACTGTTTGTGGCACACCGGGAGGAGATCCTGAAGCAGAGCCTGTACACCTTCCGGGCGGTACTGAAGGATGCCAATTTCGGTGAACTGTATGTGGGCAGTCACAGAGCCGACAGCATTGATCATCTGTTTGTTTCCATCCAGACCTTCAATTCTCAGGAGCTTGCCGCCAAAACGGCAGCAGATTTTTACGATTACATCGTTGTAGACGAGTTCCATCATGCAGCTGCACCCACTTATCAGAAGCTGTTGGAATACTACCAGCCGAAGATCCTGCTTGGACTGACTGCTACCCCGGAACGTATGGACGGCAAAAGCGTTCTGGACTATTTCGGCGGACGCATTGCCGCCGAGATCCGTCTGCCGGAGGCCATTGACCGGAAACTACTTTGTCCCTTCCAATATTTCGGCGTCACCGACACCGCAGATCTGAGCAGCCTGAAATGGCGTACCGGCGGCTACGACAAAAACGAGTTGTCCAACCTGTACACCCTCAGCGGCATGGTGGCAGAGCGCCGCGCTGACCTTGTGGTAAACTCCATCCTGAAATATGTCACCGATATCGAAGAGGTGAAGGGTTTGGGCTTCTGCGTTTCCATTGCTCATGCCCAATTTATGGCGCGCTACTTTAATACCCACGGCATCCCGTCTATGGCACTGACCGGCGATTCTCCTGACGAGGAGCGCAACGCCGCCAAGCAGCGGCTGGTTTCCGGGGAACTCCGATTCCTCTTTGTAGTGGACATTTACAACGAGGGTGTGGATATCCCCGAGGTGAACACGGTGCTGTTCCTGCGTCCTACCGAGTCGCTGACCGTGTTTTTGCAGCAGTTGGGGCGCGGCTTACGTCTGGCAGAAAACAAGGATTGCCTGACCGTTCTGGATTTCATCGGACAGGCCAACAAAAAGTACAATTTTGAGGAGAAATTCGCAGCACTGCTTTCCAACACCACCCGCAGCGTCAGCCGGGAGCTCAAAGAGGGCTTTGTCTCTGCACCTAAAGGCTGCTATATTCAGTTGGAGAAATATGCCGCAAAATATGTGCTGGACAATATCAGCGCCTCCTATGACCGCACCTCCGGGCTTGTGGCGCGGGCGGCTGCCTTCACCGAGGATACCGGTCTGCCCCTGACACTGGGGAACTTCCTCGACTACTACCATCTCGACCCCCGGGCCATCTACAGCAAAAAGGTCTGCTTCAGCAGACTGTGCGTCCGCGCAGGGGCGGCATCCGATTTTGCAGAGCCTTTGGAAGAAACTATGACCAAAGCCCTTGCCCGCTTTGCGGTCGTGGATTCCCGCAGGTGGATCCGGTTTTTGCTGGGGCTTCTGCCGAAATTGGATAACACCGACTTTGCAGCCCTGCCGCCGGTAGAGCAGCGGATGCTGCAAATGTTTTATGTGACCCTCTGGGGCAAAACTGCAGAAAGCTGGGAGGATGAAGAAGTTCTCGATAACCTGTATGCTCTCTCGGATAGTCCCGTTTTGCTGGGGGAACTGCAGGCACTTTTGCAGTATCAATATGACCGCATTGATTTTATCGACGAACCTGTGGATGTAGGCTTTGATTGTCCGCTGGACCTGCACTGCACCTATACCCGCGACCAGCTGCTAGTGGCACTGGACTTTTTGAAGCCTGCCACTGTCCGCGAGGGTGTGAAGTGGCTGCCGGAAAAGCAGCTGGACGTATTCTTTGTGACCCTGAACAAAGCGGACAAGGATTACTCTCCCACCACCATGTACAAGGATTATTCCATTAACGAAAGCCTGTTCCACTGGCAGAGCCAGAGCACCACCGCCGAAAACTCTGCCACCGGGCAGCGCTACATCCATCACCGGGAAAAAGGAAGCCGTGTGCTGTTATTCGTGCGTGAGTTCAAGGCAGATGCCCGTTTTGGCGGTGCAGGAGCGTATACCTATCTGGGCACGGTGAACTATGTGAAGCATGAGGGCTCCCGTCCCATGAATATCACATGGAAGCTGGACCGCCCGATTCCTGCAAAGTTCCTCAAAAAGACCAACAAGCTGGTAGTCGGTTAAAAGGAGAATATCATGAAGGTTGTTCGCGTTGTTGCAGCTGTGATCTGCGACGATATTCAGACGAAACATAAAATTTATGCCACCGCCCGCGGCTACGGCGAATATAAGGGCGGATGGGAGTTCCCGGGTGGCAAAATCGAGCCGGGTGAAACCCCGCAGCAGGCACTGAAACGAGAGATCCGGGAAGAACTGGATACCGAGATCGCGGTAGGCAACCTTATCGACACCATTGAATACGATTATCCCACCTTCCATCTTTCCATGGACTGTTTCTGGTGCGAAGTAGTTTCCGGCGAGCTGGTGTTGAAAGAAGCCGAGGCTGCACGCTGGCTGACTAAAAAGGAGCTTGATTCTGTTCCGTGGCTTCCGGCGGACCAACTTCTTTTAGCGCAAATTCGTCCTGCATTATAATTTTTTATGATAAATCCCTCTCTTTAGCTTTCTCAAATTCCCATTTTTCACCCAGATATAATAATCATGATCCAAAGCCTCTGAGTCGAAAGACTCAGGGGCTTTTTTATGTCTGGAGGTGAGCATTTTGTTATTCCGTACCATCACTATCATTATTACCATCGTATTTTAAAGCGCAGCTACGCAGAAAGGAGAAAACATTATGAACTTTTGGTCCGAAATCGTCAAAGAGGTTGGCACCGTCCTGGTGGAAGTCCTCGTCCGCATCGCTGAAGAAATGGAAAACAACAATTGATCACAGTACACTGAAAAGGAGATTTTACTATGCCCGCAAATGTTGAAACCATGTTCTCTGTCCGTGAGACCCCTTGGCACGGCCTTGGCCGTATCATTATGGATGCCCCTGCAAGCCGTGAAGCCTTGGAGCTGGCTGGTCTGGATTGGCAGGTGGAAAGCCGCAACATCTACTCCGGCACGGGTGCTATGATTCCCGGCTATCGGGCTAACGTCCGCAGCACGGATGAAGCCGTACTCGGTGTCGTGTCTGACCGCTACCGCATTGTGCAGAACGAAGAAGCGTTCCAGTTCACGGATGACCTGCTGGGTGAAGGCGTTACTTACGAAACTGCCGGTTCCTTGCAGGGCGGCAAGAAGGTCTGGATGTTGGCAAAGCTGCCGGAGAAGTACATCATCGCCGGAGACGAAGTAACCCCATATCTTGTGTTCTTTAACAGTCATGATGGCAGTTCTGGTGTCAAGGTCGCTATGACCCCGGTTCGTGTGGTCTGCCAGAACACCCTGAATCTGGCCTTGGGTACTGCAAAGCGCATCTGGACTGCTCGCCATACCGAAAATGTTCTGCTCCGGGTGCAGGATGCCCGTGAGACCTTGCAGCTTGCCAACAACTATATGGGGGAGCTGGGCAAGGGCATCCATGAGCTGACCACCATCAAGCTGTCTGACCGCAAGGTACAGGAGTTCATCAACGAGTTCTTCCCCATCACGGAAGACTTAACCGATGGCCAGCGAAAGAATAACCTGCGCTTGCAGGAAGATTTGAAGGCTCGCTATTATAATGCACCCGATCTGGAGTGGGTCGGCAAGAATGGATGGCGGTTCGTGAACGCTGTTTCCGACTTTGCCACCCATGCAGACCCCATCCGTAAAACTCGCAACTACAACGAAAACTTGTTCCTGCGCACCGCAGAGGGCAATCCCATGATCGACAAAGCCTACAAGATGGTGCTGGCAGCAGCATAAAGGAGGACGTATGAACGATGTGAGCAACCGGGCTGTCCGGGAATTTTCTGAGTTCCTGAACAGCCTTGAAGCCGATTTTCCAAAGCCGACTTGCACCACGGCATACGAGATCACGATGAAAAGCACTATCGTCAGTGCCTTGATTACGTTGGACACCGAAAAGCAGATGGACGAGCGTTTCTGGAACCATCTCCGGGTGCAGCGGAACATTCTGGATTTCCTGTATACCCTGTGGCTGGATGATGACCGCACCTTGGTGAATGAGTTTTCCACCATTATCAAAGACTTGGTGGAATATGATTTCTCTATCGTAGAAGAACAGCTGAAAGAGAGGCTGAACATTGCATGAAAAGGCTTGTATCTACATTGAATTTGTCCAAGGAAGATTGGCTCCGTTATCGTAAATGCGGCATTACCGGCACGGATGCTGGGGCTATTCTGGGTCTGAATCCCTACCGCTCGGCATTTCAGGTGTACCACGATAAAATCAGCGATACCATTGAAAATATCGACAACGAGGCTATGCGGCAGGGCCGTGATTTGGAGGATTATGTGGCGCAGCGCTTCACCGAGGCCACCGGTCTGAAAGTACGACGTGCAAATGCCATTTACCAGAGCGAGGAACATCCGCTGCTTCTGGCAGACTTCGACCGCCTGATCGTTGGTCAGAAGGCTGGATTGGAGTGCAAAACGGTCTCGCCGTTTTCTGCGGATAAGTGGGCAGATGGCAAAATCCCGGCTCACTATCTGACGCAGGTTGACCATTACTTAGCCGTCAGCGGTTTCGACTGCTGGTATGTGGCGGCTTTGATTTTTGGCAGAGAGCTGGTGATCCACAAGATCGTGACGGATAAGCAGGTGCTTTCTGACCTCATTGATAAGGAAGAGCTTTTCTGGACGAACCATGTTGTGCCCCAGATTCCCCCTGCACCCAACGGTTGTGATTGTGACACCCAGCAGATCAACCAGATGTATGAGGTGGACAACCGGGACAAGACCGCTGACCTGAGTGCTCTGCATGGACTTCTGGATAAGCGGCAGGAGCTTTCCGACCAAATCGAGCAGATGGAACAGGAGAAAACGGCTATCGAGCAACAGGTCAAGCTGAAAATGCAGGATGCCGCCTATGGCACAGCACCGGGCTATAAGGTGTCGTGGGTATCCTCCGAAAGCAAGCGTGTGGATTCCCAACGTCTGCGGAAAGAACAGCCGGACATTTTCAACCAGTACAGCAAAAATGTAAGCAGCCGCAGATTCACCATCGTTCATGCGGCATAATTTTTGTGCGCCTATAGGCACACAAAATTCGTGATTCAGCTATTTTTATTTAATAGAAAAGCACAATACTGTTTACACAACAATAATTGTATGCTAAGATAAGAATATGAGGTGATGCACGATGGTTCTGCGCAAAAGTTATTTGGATAAGATCATTCCTTTTATCGATCAGGATCTGATCAAAGTTCTGGTTGGAATCCGGCGCTGTGGAAAAACAGTCCTTCTCGGTCAGATCAAGGACGTGCTCCTCCAGCGCAACATTCCCGCACAGAACATTATTCAGGCCAATTTTGAGTCCATGCGCTTCCGCAACACCCGTACTGCAGAAACGCTTTACGACTACATCGCAGAAAAAGCGGAAGGCTGCACCGGCAAAATCTATATTCTTCTGGATGAGATTCAGGAGGTGGAGCGCTGGCAGATTGCAATCAATTCTCTTCGTGTCGATTTCGATTGTGATATTTACCTGACCGGCTCCAATTCCAAGCTGCTTTCCGGCGAACTGGCAACCTATCTTTCCGGACGATACATCCAGATTCAGGTTTTCCCCTTTTCGCTGGCCGAAGCAAAACAGCAATGCATTGAAAACGGAACCTATACTTCGGATGAAAAGCTCTTCGCAGACTATTTGAAGTACGGCGGTTTTCCGCAGCGTTTCTTCCTCCCTGACGATCATTCAATCACCACCTATCTGGACGATCTTTACGAGGCTATCATTGTCCGTGACATCATGCTGCGCCACAATATTCGCGAACAGACCGCATTACGTAATGTCCTTGCATTCCTGCTGGACAATATCGGCAATCCGTTTTCTGCCCGTAATATCAGTGGACGCATGGTTTCGGAAGGAATCAAGACAACCACTGCTACCGTACTGAACTACGTTGATTATTTCAAGGAAGCCTTTATCCTTCTGAATGCAAGCCGCTATGATATCAAAGGAAAAGCGCTCCTGTCCAGCACAGAAAAGTACTATGCAGTCGATCTTGGGTTGCGGAACGTTATCAAGAAAAGCGAAGAGCTTGACAGCAACAAGCTGTATGAGAACATCGTATATCTGGAAATGCGGAGCCGTGGCTATGAAGTTCAGGTCGGCAAGCTGGACGACACCGAAATTGATTTTATCTGCTACCGTGGAGATGAAAAGCTCTATATTCAGGTTGCTTACCTGATCACTCCCGCCGATGAAGAACGGGAGTTCGGTAATCTTGAGCGGCTGCACGACAACTATCCTAAGTATGTTATCAGTGGTGATTTGGTGAATTTAAGCCGAAACGGAATCATTCATCGAAACATCATTGATTTTCTGCTCAATCCGTAATTTTCACATCATGGGGCACAACAGTTGACGCTGTTGTGCCCTTTTTTCTTTATCAGAATTGGAGGCATTCTTATGGAAAATCCATTCGTAAAATTATTTGCTATCGACTTCAAAGATCATCTGGAAGTCAAAAAGTCCGGCAGCACGGAACTTAAATATGTAAGCTGGGCGTATGCTTGGGCGGAGGTGAAAAAGCGGTATCCTTCTGCCAGCTACGAAGTCAAGAAATTCAACGGCCTGCCCTATGTTTATGATCCCATCACCGGCTTCATGGTGTATACTACTGTCACGATTGAGGGCGTTTCGCACGAAATGTGGCTGCCTGTACTGGATGGCGCAAACAAAGCCATGAAAGCTGTGCCTTACACCTATACCACCCCGAAATGGGACTACAATCCTCAGACCCGCCGCCGTGAAAAGATCGGCATGGAAGAACGCACCGTAGAAGCAGCCTCCATGTTCGATGTGAATAAAGCTATCATGCGGTGCTTGGTAAAGAACCTTGCTATGTTCGGCCTTGGTCTCTATGTCTACGCCGGAGAGGATTTGCCGGAAGATGCTGCACCGCAGCCAGAGGCAGAACCGCAAAAGCAGCCGAAACCGAAATCCTCTACCCCGAAGCAGGAACAGCCGCCTGTGCCCTGCATCTGCGCCCGGTGCAATCAGCCCATCAAGAGGGTTAAGCTGAAGGATGGTTCCATCATGCAGGCGGCAGAGTTTGCAGCCACCCATGAGGGAATGTGCGCAGACTGCTATAAGGCAACCAGATTGAACGTAGCATAATAAAACTGCTCTATTTCGATGTCACTTGATTCTTGTATGATTCTATATTTCATGGTACACTTACAGTAGTAAGTTCTGAAAGCTCACCTCTGTGAGCGGAAAGGAGCATTGCATGAAAGATTTAATGTTTCCTGTTGGAATCTCGAATTTTGAAAAGATTCGAGAAGGCGGGTATTATTATATCGACAAGACCAATCTGATTTCTGAACTTCTTAGCGGAGGTATCGCTGAAGTAACATTGATTACTCGCC